CTAGCAGAAGCAGGTATTCAGGGGCTTATTGAAAAATATGACAGACAAGCAGAGTTACAAAGACAAATTAGAGATGACGAAACTAAAACCTTTGCAGAAAGAATAGCAGCCAATACGAAGTTAGGCGAAATATTAGACGAACAAGAAGCTGAAATGTTAAAGTTAGCAGATACTAGAGTTGCTTCTGCTGCTTTAGAGTTGTCTGCAAATAAAGAAAATATAGAGTTACAAGTTGCTTATCAACAAGCTTTAAATGATAGGGCAGGAGTGGAAGCACAAGTGGCAGGATTTAGAAGCGAACAATTAACTAACGAAGTAGCTTTAGAAAAAGAATTAGGGGAAGTAAAAAATGAACTTCTTTTAGAGGGGCTTGATGGTATAGCACGAGAGTTAGCCGAACTTGAACAAGCTTACGAGTTAAAAGTAAAAATGGCAAAAAAAGCAGGAATTGATACTGCTGCTATTACGGCTCAATATGAAAGACAAAAAGCTGATATTGTAAAAAGCAATCAAGAAGATATTGTTAAATGGTCTGAAATGAGTTCTGAACAACAGCTAGGTATGGCTTCACAAACAGCAGGTAATATGGCTAAGATACTTGGTGAAGAAACGGAAGCAGGTAAAGCTATGGCAATAGTACAAGCTACGATAGATACTTATAAGTCAGCACAAGCAGCTTACGCTTCTATGGCAGGAATACTTTATGTAGGTCCTGTGTTGGGAGCTATTGCAGCAGCAGCAGCAGTTGCAGCAGGATTGAAAAATATAGCAGCAATTAAAAGTGCAAGTTCTTCAGGTCCGAGTGGAGGTGGTGGTGCTCCTTCTTCTGCACCAAGTATGCCTAGTACAACAGTGGCTAGTGGGGCTTTTACATTAGGTGAAGGTGTAGAACCTGAACCTGCACGTGCTTATGTAGTTTCTGACGATATAACAAACAATCAAAACAAATTAGCCAACATAAGACGAAGGGCTACTATCTAAAATCAAATAAACAATAAAAATATCTATTATATAAAAAAGAAAACAATGTACAAAGAATACTTACAAAAATTAGAAAACCTTAAAGGTACTGAACTAAAATCTAAAAGAATTGAATTGGGAATAGTAGATGATTTAAAAAAGTTAAATACTAAAAGTGAAACTACAATAAAAAATTCTAAAAAAGTTGTTGAGAAAATAGATAAGTCAAGAAAAACGTACAACGATTTATACGAAAAAACAAAGACACTAACGACAGAAGTAGAAGCACAAATAAAAAGAAATTTAAGTAAAATAAAAGAAGCAGGACAATCAGCTAAACAATTAGGCGTTAAAGTTACTGATATTAAAGAAGTTGCTAAATTAGAAGAAGTAAATACAAAACTTAAAAGACAAATAAACGATTTAAAATACCCGTCTATAAGGTAATTACTAAAAATCAATTATGAAAAAGAAAAAAACAAGAATTGTAGAATTAGTTATTTCAGACGATAGTCAAGAACTCACGATAGACGCAATATCGCTTGTGTCCTCTCCTGCGATTGAAGAAACTTTTGTATTTTTTGGAAAAGAAAAGAACAATCTAACTTTCGCAAAGATAGACGAAGAAAAAAGAATGCTCATCAGTCCTGCACTTATACCAAACAAACAAATCTTTAGATACGACCCGCAGACAGATAGCGACTACTATGTGTACTTTTCGAAAGAAACAGTAGCACAAGCAGCAGCTTTATATTTAAAACACAATAACCACCATAAAGCAACCTACGAACACCAAGACAGAGTTTCAGGAGTATTAACTGTTGAAAGTTGGATAAAAGAAGGCGAACAAGATAAGTCAAATCTTTACGGCTTTAAAGGATTGCCTTTGGGAACGTGGTTCGTGAAAATGTCCGTTCAAAATGACGAAATTTGGAGTAAGATTAAGGATGGAACTTTGAAAGGGCTTTCAATAGAAGGTTACTTTATAGACAGAATGGAAACTATGAGTAAAGCAATAACAGACGAACAAATAAGAACTGCATACAAAGAACTACAAGCAGAAGGTAAGGTTAAGGTTGAGTTGGGGGCTAAAGATTTAACAACTTTATTAAAAAAAGCCAATCAAGCAAAAAAAGATGTAATAAAATATATGAAAGACGCTAAAGAAACAGAAAGCAGTTTTAATAGCTTACAAAAAAAACTCAAGCAATTAGAGGGAAAGAAAGATGATTTAAAAGATAAAAACGCTGATATTTATGAAAATAATTTAAAAGAGTTTAATGCATTAGAAAAGGCAGCAAAAGAATTAGGTGTAGATATTACAGATATACCTGCTTATAAAGATTATGGAAAAACAGTAGATATTATATTTCAAAACAGAAAAGATATAGATGCGGCTTGGGCTGACATATATAAGTTTAAACCTTAAAATAATCTAAAAATCAAATAAATAAATAAATATTCTATTATATAACAGAACCTAAAAAAGAACTTATGAATTTAAAGAAACAAATCTTAACAGCACTTGGACTTGATAACGAAGTGCAATTAGAATTCCAAGCCAAGCTAACTGACGGAACTATTATCGTTTCTGAAGCAGAAGCTTTAGCTGAAGGAATTGCTATTTCAGTACTTGCAGAAGACGGAAGTCAAATGCCTTTGCCTGTTGGTGAATATGAAACAGAAGATGGTCAAGGATTTTCTGTTAAAGAAGAAGGGATTGTAGCGGAACTTTATGAAAGTGAAACTGATGAAGAAGAAGTGGAAGAAGAAGAAACTGAAGAAGTTGAAGCTACTGAAGAAGAAAGACAACCTAAAAAAATCAAAGAAACTAAAGAAATTGAATTTGATAAGGTAGCTTTTATTGACGAAGTAAAAGCAGTTGTTGATGAATTAGTTGCTAAGACAACTTCTGACATTGAAGAGTTAAAATCAGAAATAAACGAATTGAAAGAAGCAAACGGAAATTTAGAAACAGAAAAAGAAGAACTATCCTCACAAATAGAAAAGCTTTCTAAAGAACCTGCTGACAAACCTGTAAAAACTTCTAAATTTAATGAACCTAAAAAGGAAACATTATCTAAAGATGAATACAGAAACCTTTCAAGGAAAGAAAAATATTGGTATAATATAAAAAATAATTAATAATAAAAATTTAAGAAAATGGGTTTAACAATCACATCGAGTACGTATGCTGGAAGTCAGGCGGGGGCGTATCTTCATGCGGCCTTAAAAGGTGCAGACAGTTTAGAGTACTCAACGGTAAGAGATGCCGTGAACTATAAAGAAGTTCTAAACACTCTCACAAATTCAAACTTAGTTAAAGACGCAACTTGTGACTTTAGCGAAGAAAGTTCTACACTCACAATGACCGAGAATGTTTTAGAAGTAGAACAGTATCAGGTAAATCAAGATATATGCCGAAAAACGCTTTTAAGCGATTGGTCGTTCGCACAAGAAGATGATTTCGTTGCTTTTGTTACATCTTATGTTGCTTCAGTTATAGCAGATAGTATTGAAGGTTCATTTTGGGCAGGTACAACAGCTACTTCAGGACAGTTTAACGGTATCACTACTTCTTATTCAGGTAGTATGACAGCTTCTACTGCTTCTGCTGCTTATTCTGCTGCTAACATTGTAGCAAATTTAGGTACTTTAGCTGCTGACATTCCAACATCAGTTTATGGCAAGGATGACCTTTATATCTACATGAACAAAAAGACGTACAGATTTTACATTAACGCAATTTCTGCTTTAAGTGCTTTTCCTTTTAACCATATGGGGCAATACACTCCAGAATTTGAAGGAATAAAAATCGCTGTTGTAAGTGGTCTCGCAGACAATATTATGTATGCAGGACAAAAATCTAACTTATATTTCGGAACTTCAACTGCTTTAGATATGGATTATAATAAAGTGCAAGTTTTGGACATGTCCGAACTCGACGGCAGTCAAAATATCCGTTTTGTAGCCCTGTGGACGGCAGGAGTTAATGTAGGTGTAGATGCAGATTTTACTTATCAATCGTAATATTAACTTTAAAAACTAAATAAAATGGCGTGTGAATTAACCAAGGGTAGAGGATTAGGGGGCTGCCTTACGACTACGGGTGGAATTAAAGCCGTTTATTTTGCTCAATACGAAGATATTGATTGGGATGCTACTACTATTGCTTCTAGCGAATTGACAGACCTAGAATTTGCTGGGGGTTCAGGGGGTAGTGATGATGAACTCTTTAAATATCATTTAAAAAGGGGTGCTGGTTCGCTAAATGAGACAGTTTCAGCGAGTACTGAAAATGGGACTGTTTTCTATACTCCTTCTGTTACGATTAAACTTCACAAATTGTCGAAGGAAGATCAGAATGAATTGAAGCTTTTAGCACAAAATACTTTACTTATTTTTGTAGAAACAAATGCGCTAAATTCAGCAGGTAAAAATGTAATTTTTGCTTTAGGAACTGACAATGGTTGTACTATTAGTGGTGGCACAAATGCAGCAGGTAGTGCTTTAGGAGATTTCAACGGCTACGAATGGACATTCGAAGCCAATCAAACATACCCTATGGTAACTGTCGCAGATTACACTACTTCACCATTCGATAATACAGCGTTTAATGGAAGTGTTGCAATAACTATTACAGAAAGTTAGAGTTAAATAAACTACTCAAAGTTCTTCGGACTTTGTTTTCATAATTCTTGAAGGGGGGGAAACCCCCCTTTTTGATTTACAAATATTTCTAAGGTTTTTCTATTATATAGTGATATGTTACATATAACTTACGGATTTAACGGAACTTTTTATGTTACAACAGAAGAAAAAAGGATAAATACTTCAGTTGCTTCAAGTAAAATACGCCTTTTATTTAAGTTCACAAATGATATGGATAAAGGGGTAGTTTATGCTTACGGTCAAAGTCAAACACATTATGACGCTAATAGGGTTTGGCAAAGATACACAGAAGTAACAATAAATTACAATCCAACAGAAGATGTCTTTTTAGGTAGGGTAAATTTTACACCTTTTGGATATTGGAAATATGAAATATACGAAGTTAGTTGGATAGGTACAGTTACTTTGTCATCAGGGAGAGCACCAATAAATGAAGATAATGTTTTAGTAGTTAATGATGACCACGGAATAGTGCAAGGAAAAGTAGAAGAGGGAAAACTTTATGTAACAGAACAACCAGGGGATGAACAGGTTAGGTATACTGAACACCCTGAACCAAGTGCAACAAATTATATATATTACGGACAATAAAAAAAATAAAAAATGAGTTTAATAGATAACAACAACACACTATTAAGAGAACAATTAGGAAAAGGTAAATGTGATGTAATAGCCACTACTGCTATGACAGGCAAGGACTATTATGCAGTACACTTTATAACAACGAGTACTATAACTTCTATTGCTATTGCAGGTGCAACAGCCGTTGAAGGTTCAGCTATTGCTAACCTCAATACAACTGTCGCAGCAGGTACAGTTATATATGGAAGGGTAACGGCAATAAATCTATCGGCAGGGGTTGCAATATGTTATTACGAAACTGACGAAAAAACGAGTGAATAATGAAGTTAGGTTTTGGGGCTAACATAAAAAGTAGTATACACCACGATAATTATAGCTTAGATTTTGATGGTGTAGACCAATACATTACAATGGATGGTGCAGCTAGTAGTATTAATGGTGCAGTAGGTACTATTTCAGCTTGGGTAAAATTAGAGACAACAAGCGCAGGGTGTTATGTGTTGAGAACGCAAGTTGATGGTACTACTAATAACTATATAGCATTATGGTATCATGCTTCAAATAATCAAACGTATATGACACATAAAGGGGGTGGCACTGCTACTCACGCTTATATAAGTGCAGGAGAGACAATAGAAGGCGATACTGATTGGCATCACCTTGTAGGCACTTGGAGTGAAAGTGCAGACGAAGTGAAAATATATTTAGATGGAGTATTAAAAGCAACAACAGGTTCACTTGGCACTTATTCAGGCACAAATACGCTTTGCGATATAGGGCAAAGTACACAAGCTGCAATGTTTTGGAAAGGTTTACTAAATGAAGTCGCAGTATTTGATAGGGTTGTTTCAGCAACGACTTTATATAATAGTGGTAGCCCTACTGACTTAACAGGAATGGCAGGGCTTGTTGGTTATTGGAAAATAGAAGAAGGTGCAGGAACGGTAGCAATAGATAGTTCAGGAAAAGGAAATAATGGAACATTAACAAATTCACCTACTTGGGGTACAGACACACCTTAAAATGAAAAAATACACTATTGTAAATATAAGCGAATTAGATAATTTAGATTTTTCTGAATTACTAACTACTTCAAAAGATACTGCAAGAAGAAATTTAGATGGCACAAAAGCAATAGTTTCTTTTAACGAAACTCCTGCTTATTTTTCTTTAGCAGCTACTTATACAAATGAAGAATTACTTGAATTAATAAATAACACAGATAATGGTTGGTATGAAGAAGAATAACGAATTACTAGAACATCTTGGAATAGTTAATTTAGAAACACAAACTGCACCTGTAATATGTGAAGTATCAGGCAAGGATTGGATAGAGTACGGAACTAAGGACTATCGTAATTTATATCCTCAATTTTTAATAGACCTTTATTACAACTCTAGTACACACGCTGCAATTTGTAATCAGACGGCTGCTATGATTTCAGGGGCAGGGATTACAATAGAAGATGAAACTAACTTAGACGCTTTAGTACGACTTAAAAAGTTTATCAATTCTGCAAACTCTAAAGAAACATTACAGGAGGTTATGGATAAGATAGCTTTTGACCTCAAGCTTCAAGGTGCTTATGCCCTTAATGTTATTTGGTCAAAGGATAGACAAACCATAAGTGAGATATATCACATCCCTTGCGAGAAAATCAGGGCAGGATTACCCAACGAAATGGGTATTATAGACACATATTACATTTCTTCAGATTGGAATAACACAAGAAAATCAGCAAACAGACCTACACCTATCAAAGCTTTTAACACAAAAGATAGAACTTCAGCAAATCAAATACTTTATTCTAGTTTATATAGCCCTATGATGGAGGTCTACGGAACTCCTGACTACTCAGGTTGTGTTTCGTGGTGTTTGACTGACCAACACATCTCTTCAATGCACCTAGCAAATGTGAAAAACGGAATGTCACCGTCAATGATGATAAATTTCAATAATGGAGTTCCGACAAGGGAGGAAAGAGTACAGATAGAAAGACAGATAGAGAGTAAGTTTTCAGGGGCTACAAATGCAGGTAAGTTTGTATTAACTTTTTCAGATGGAAAAGAAAACGAACCAACAATAACACCTATAAGCGTATCTAATCAGGATAAACAATTTTTAGCACTTCAGGAACTTCTTACACAAAACATCTTAACAGGACACCGTGTTACAAGCCCTATGCTTTTTGGAATTAAAAACGACACAGGACTAGGTTCAAATGTAGATGAACTTAACAGTGCATTTGAAGTATATCAAAATACCGTTATAAAAGTATTCCAGTCAAACATACTAAAGACATTATCTAAGATATTTGAAGTAAACGATATGAACTTACCTATATCTATTAAACAGCTTACACCTATTACTACTAAGTTCGATAACGAAACTTTAAAAGAAGTTCTAACACAAGACGAATTAAGGGGTGAACTGGGGCTTGACCCATTAGAAGAACCAAACGAAGAGTTTAGTCAAGAGAAAACAGAACTTGATAACTTTATAGAGCAATACGGTGAAGATGAATTAGAAGGGTACGACTTAATAGATGAAGAAATAGTAGAATTTGAAGAAGAAGATTTTGACTTTGAAAAAGAACTAAACGAAAAGCATAAAGTAGAGTTTGCTTCAACAGGTAGGGCTTATCCTGACGCACCTTCATCTGAAATAGGTGAAGAAGGGTTTGATAGGGAATACAATCTTTATAGGGTAAGGTACGAATATGTAGAAGATGGATTTTTAACAAGAAAGTCAGGGAAGTCAAGGGAATTTTGTAAGAAAATGATGACTGCAAAAAAGATATACAGAAAAGAAGATATATTAAGAATGAAGAATATGAAGGTAAATGCAGGTTGGGGTAAAGGTGGTGCTGATACTTACAATGTCTTTTACTTTAAAGGCGGTGGTAACTGTCATCATTATTGGTTAAGGAAAATCTACTTCTTTGAGTTAGGAAAAGCAAGGGGTAAAAAACTAAAAGATGCTACTGCAATAGTAGGTATAACAAAAGCAAGAAACAAAGGATTTTACCCTAAAGCAAATGACGCTAGAGTTTCAAAACCACCAAAAAGAATGGCGAATAAAGGATTTATAAAATAAAGATAATTAATATAAACAACTGATAATCAACGACTTATGGCATCTGTATTATTTGTAAGTGAAAATAAGATTAAGGATAGCACGGCAATCAATGGAAATGTTGATGTTGAGTTTCTCCTTCCATATATTAAAGTCGCACAGACCAAGTATATTCATACAAAGCTTGGCACGGACTTATACGAAAAATTAAAAGCTGATATTACAGCAAGTACCTTAACGGGAGCATATCAAACTTTAGTAGACGATTATATCGGACCCAGTTTGGTACACTGGGGGTTTTACGAGTGCCTACCATTTTTAAGGTTTAAAGTATCTAACGGAAATATATATGCTAAGACAAGCGAGACGGGAACAGCTTTAAGTACTGAAGAAGCTTCTAGTTTGCGTGAGGAGGTAAGGAATACAGCTGAGTTCTACACACAACGGCTCATTGACTACATAAAAAATAATCTATCTAGTTTCCCTGAATACTCTACAAACACGGGTGCTGATATTAGTCCAGATAGAGATGCCTACTATTCGGGAATAAATTTGGAGATAGGACAAGAACAAAAAAGGGGAATAACAATAGATGACTTCTTAACACCCGACTTACATTGAGAAAATACTATAAAGTAAAACCACAAAATGAAGTTGCGTTAAAAAACTACTTAAATGTAGATAAAAAAATAAAAAATGATGAAAGACACAATACAAATAGTAACAGCAAATGTAGGTGCAATAGGAATATCACTTGCAAATGTAAATGATTGGCTTACACTTATTTCGCTTGTTTGTGCGATATGCTACACAATTTGGAAGTATACAAAAGATAAATAATGGCAAAAAATAGTATCTTTGTCTATCGTCAAAAAACTACTAAAAAGCGTAAAGGAGTTCATTCTAAGAATGCTTCAAGGTTGCAATCTAAATTCAAAAAAAGAAATCGAGGTCAGGGCTAAAGTAAACCTGTTACTTATTAGGGATGCTTTCACAGAAGAAAGTACAATAGGCACTTTATACTTAAATAGTGAAAGGGTTGCTGATACCTTAGAAAACCCTTATTTAAACAATCAAAGAAATATTAGTTGTATCCCTTCAGGAGATTATAAAGTAAGGTTACGACTTGCTAGGGAAAGTGCCACAAGAGATTATTTACACCTATTAGTACAAGAAGTAAAGGACAGAAGTTATATCCTTTTCCATAAAGGTAATACAGCAAAAGACACAAGGGGGTGTATCTTAGTAGGTTTAAGTCGTGAACAAAATAGAGTTAATAACTCTAAAAAAGCTATGGACTTACTAATAAAAGAAATACTTATTTTAGGTGGCGAAAATATAGAACTCACAATCAAAAATTATTAACTAAAAATTATATATTATGTTAAAGAATTTCATTATCGGACAGATGCTAAAGAGTAAAAAGTTTTGGTATGCAGTAGTTGGCTGCTTGACTACTTTATTAAGCGACAATTTCGGACTA